TTCATTTACTGACATATTAAACCTCCTTCACCCCTACTAACTTTAGCTCTTCTGAGAATATACCCAAATCTTCTTCGGCATATAACTCCTGCATGAATGCGAGCCAGTCCCCACCATAGTCTTCATCTAAAATCTCTTGGTCTACCATAAACTCTGGGTCAAACTCTACTTCAAATATTGCTTTCATACTATCCTTTCTTATTTAGTGTTATTAACTGAGTCTTCTAACTTACCTTCTATGACTTTTAACTGCCTAGTGTGGTAGTTCTCTAGTATCTTTAACTGCTTGATAGTGAGCATATCGTAGTCGTTGTCGTCTGACTCGAAGTTCTCAACGAACCTAGTGTTCTCTTCTATTTGAGATGGTGGGGTAGGTTCTACCTCATGTAAAACTTCATCTGCCTGTAAGTCGTCCAGTCTGCATCTACAGTCTACTAAGTCCTTGCTACAGCCCTTGCAATAAGCCATCCCTCTTTTTAGTCTCTCTTCTTTATGTGTGTTCATAGTAAGTGCCTCCAGCATTTAATACACGTTTTATCTATACCGCCTGCTGAGTAGAGTTGTACCCGACTATGCAAGCCCAGCTTACAAAACCAGTCTCTATTCTTCCACTTACTCTTGGCTCTATCCTTGTCCTTGAGTTCTTGGTTAACCTTTAGAAGTTCTATTGTTACTGGCTCGCCTTGAGCTATCTGTTCGGCTATAAAGCTATCAAAGTATTTACTCATAGTTAATCCTTTCCTCCCTTAAGTTCTTCTAAACTTGCTTCCAATATCTTTAACCCCACTTCAGGATATACACAGTTCCTTAATATTTGTCTTTTGTTCTTTAGTTTTATACCAGTCAAGTCCAACCCGCGTAAGTCCGTTAGCTCTGGTATCTGAGCCTCTCTGATTATTGCCTTACGCTGTGCATCTTTTGAGGCGTTGCGATTCATTGTGCCTATTTGGACATAGTCTATCTTGACCTCTGGTATATCAAAGTTAGCCCAGAAGTAATGTCTGTGAAGTGTGCTAGTAGGCTTAATTAAAGGCTCATAATAGGGCTTTACATTCTCGACCACATATTTGCCCTCAAAGTGCGTGCTGAGCAGGATAATCTCTTGATATAGGCTCATATCAGGATATTTAGGCTCTGTGCCTCTAAATCGCACATTAATATTAAACCTGAAGCTGCTATGGCTTTGGCAAGGCGGGCTAGTCCAGATGAAATCAAATTCTTTGTAATGCTTCAGCAAATACTCATGAGCATCATCGACAATCAGGTTATCGTTTGGATACATGGAAGCATAGATATTGGCTATTTCATGGTTTAACTCAACGGCAGTTATTTCATGCTCATCGCCCCATAACCTACGATTACCGCCAATTCCAGCGTATAGGTTCAGGATCTTCATTGTTTACACGCACCGCATTTGTTGTATTCCATTTTCCAGCCACCACATAACTCACATCGTTCTACTTGCTTGTCCATAATATCTTCATCCAATCTTGCACCTTTTCGGTAGCACTTCTGGCATTCAGCAATAACTATGCCTACTGGCACATCCCAGCCATATTCGATCTCAAATATAGTTGGCTTCTTGCAAGCATTACATTTCATTACTGCAGCTTCAATCAAGGCTTTGCTCCCCAACCTCGACCTTTGAAGATGGCTGGTGTTGCAGTAAACACTCTGCGCATTTTTGCTCCACATGTTGGGCAAGCAGGAGGCTCGTGATCGAATGCTAGGTCAAACTCCACGATAACCTCCTCGCCTGGACATTCATAGTCATATTTAGGCATGTTTTGTATATCCGCATTTAGTGCATTTAAAACACCAATCGCAAGCACGATCTTTAGGATTGCAAACCTCCCATAAAAAATTCTGTGTAATCCTGCACCATAAATGTTTAATCATAAATAACCTTCATTTTCTCGCTTTTGACGATCCAACTCAGCCCATTTTTCACAAGCTGCATCTTCGGTTTCAAACCTACCCATTATCATCATGGAGACCTTTCCATCGCTCCAGAAGTCAACCAAACAAACTTGCCATTCTGTTTGCTCTTTATTTTGACCTACTGAATAAAACGATTTTGTAGATTGAACGCTCATGAATGATGCCCATAATCAATGCGATTGATAACTCCACATCCAACGCACTTTAACAATCCTTCATCATGAACCATGCGTGGATCGTTGCAAAGTTCACAACATTCAGATAACGGCACTATGTCTGGCACTACGCCATTTTCCTCAAATTTTAAGCGTAGTCCGTCTTTGTATGTTATTTCTAGTTCGCCCATTTATTTATCCTTATCTGGATCTGGGAAATACCATTTGCCGTTGGCAGTGATTTTTGCCCACTTTGGCTCGCATTGATCGGCTTTGTTGCGTTCAACGCATACAAAACCCATAAATGGTCTGCCAGTTTTGCTTGTGCCTTCTTTGCGTAGCATTTGACCATGTTTGCATTCAAAGGTTTCTCCTACCTTCTCAGCATTCAGTTCTTTAGCAACCTCATCAACTGACCAAGCAACTGGTGCAGGATCTTCTAATTTAGGTGCAGTCCAATCAGTATTTCTCAAAGCGTTAGCAACGGCAGCTGATCGAGATCCCGGTGCGCCATAAGTAGGCTTTGTATATTCCTGATTTCCCTTCTCAACTCTTTCCATTTCTACTTGCGATGGTCTTGCGCCTTTTTTCGCATAAGTCCAATTAGCAAGTGCACGACCAATCGCAGAACTTTCAGACAACTCACAAGCAAACTTATTAAAGCCTGATTGAGTTTTGATTTCACTCGCCCACCCAGTCGATACTGGATGTTTATCAGCCTCAGTTCGATAAATGCGAGCCACAAAAACAAATTCATCAGAGTTAGAGTTAATTGCAACAACACGCTCTGTTTCAATTCTGCCATCCGGGTTATCATTCCAGAATTTGCCCAATCGTTCTTCAACTGTTTCATAATCCTCCAAATTAAAAGCCATAATTTATCTCCTGTTTTCCTTGTCGGTATTCCTGTTGGGCACGAATGTCCCAAGTAGTCCCATCAGTCCAAGCCTCCACATAGTGTCGGCATTTGTCGCAGTAGGCTCTTTGTATTGAGTTTGATCCTGTGCTGATCCATGTCGCAGGATTTTGACCTTTGATTGTATGCGCTCCATATTGCGCTTTGCAGTAATCACACCAAATGCTTCGATTAGAATTTTTCGTAATCATCGCTCAGCTGCGCTTCGAGCACATCTTCGTAGAAGCCAAAGTATGCAACCGCATCTGCAACACTGTCGTGATGTGATGGCGTTTCAACAAGCCGAGCGATCTTGAGCCCGACCATACATAACACAACCTGGTGTGCAGTAATTGGCATGTCGAGAATTCCTGACCAAATGTCTGCAATTCGCTTGTGGTTGGTGTAAGGAGATCCATAAATGCGACCTCTGTCTTGTGTGAGTAAAGTGGCTTCTGCAAAGAGTTGATCACGATTAGCGGACATTCTTCTGCACCACTCTCATGCCTTGTTCATACCCGGCACGCCATGCTTCATCTGTTTTATTATCGATACGGCTTTGGATAAATTCGGCAATTACCATAAAGGTAAAACCGCCAGCCATAGCGACCCATATCATTTCTACTGCACTCATTGTTTGCTCCCGTTCTCAACCAGGTAGGTTGATGGGATTAAGTATTACCTAGAATTCAGACAATCTGGATGGTCGTAGTGGCGTGTTAGATAACAATACTGTTATCAATAACATCGATCTGCTCATCAATTGTGTTGGGCACATAGTCAGTATTCCTAGACATAGGACTTTCCTAGCGCATTGAATGAACCATCTTTGTTGATTGGAATAAGCGTAGGGGTCATGTTTTTACCATCCCAATCCAGAATGACGATGCCCATTTGCCAGTTCGCGATGCCTTTTGTATAGGCAGCCTGTTTTTTGTCCATAAGCATTCCAGCCTCTATGCCGTAAATCGTCCTGTAATGCCCTCCTAAGCCCTCAGAAAACGAAGATAGACCTAGTTTATGGGTATGCCCAATTAAAACGCTCTTACCGACCTTTTTAGCCAAATTAAGGGCAGTTAAGCCTGCATTGGGATTAGTGTTTCCCTCATCGCCATGACCTAAGATCCAGCCCTTTTCAAATTCATAAAATGTCTTATGGAATTGAATGCCCATTGTGGCGAAATCCATGAACTTATCGTATTGAAGTTCAGGTAGGCTGATTAAACCTGGAACTTTTAATAAAGTATTATATAGGCGATCAGTATGATTAGAGCGGACAATATGAGCCTCTCTAGCGTGCTCGGTAAGATCCCAAAGAATTTGCTGAGTTGCTTCACGATCCCGGTGTAAAGTTTGCTCATAAGCCAAAGGTGTTTTTTCAGCCCATCGACTAATTGTTTGAAAATCAATTTCATCGCCAACGCAAAGAACACTATCGAACTTCTCCCGCCTTGCTAATTTGATTACATTCTTAACTGCTACTTCATGGTGATATGGAACTTGTAGATCCGAGATAACCAGGTATCGCTTCAGTTATTAGTCCTCATCCTCATCGTCATCGTGGAATGGGGTTATGTCTGTATCGGCTGTTTGTGGAATTAGCCAATCAGGCATGGTGTTTTTATTGTCCATTAAACCCAGTGCCACTTCAACGCTGAAACCCGACCGGCGCAATGCTAAATACCACTCATGCAATGCGATGGCGTGATAGTCCAATGCTGTCGTTTCTTTACGAGCAACACTTCTGCGGACATACTTTGTCGGTTTCTTTTTAGCTGCCATGATTTAAATTATCGCTCCAAAAGTATGTTGTAGATTTCATCGACACGCTCATTAAGGCGTTTAATTTCAGCCATTAAATGAGTGATTACATAACTTGCAAAGCCACCAATTACACCGATGGTTGCAAAGTAAAGCGTGAAGAAGTCGTTTTGGCTCATTTAGTCGTAATGCCGTAATCGCTCTCAGATCCTGATTTTGGATCTAGTGCCTTGATGATTGGAGCAATAAATGCACCCAATAGAACTGCGTATTCTGGCTTAACATCGCCAACGATTGCTAGGGCAACTGTGATGCCTGATGCTGCAACTGCTCGCAGGTAAGACTTTATAGCTGCTTTATGTTTCTTTGTTAGTTTCATACTTTACCTCCAAGTAGTGGGATGCCACTCAATCAAACAAAATGTATGATTGGCTTTTTGCAGAAGGTTCAGGAGCGACAGTAATTG